TATAAGGGTCTCGGTACTTCAACTTCTGTGGAGGCTCGAGAATATTTCAAAATTATCCAAGATCTCACCGTTAAATTTAACGTGGATGTGATGACGGATGATTCCGTGGTACTCGCGTTCGATAAAAAGAAGGCCGACGATCGTAAGACGTGGCTTCTTGAAAGTACAGCGAAAGAAGCGAAAGATCTCGAGGTACCTTATGGTAAGATAAAGCAGCTGGAAATTACAGACTTTATTCACAAGGATCTGGTAAACTTCTCATTGGCGGATTTGAAACGTTCTATCGCACATATGGCAGATGGGCTCAAACCGTCTCAACGAAAGGTTATGTATTCATGCTTTCAACGGAATCTGAAGGATGAAATGAAGGTGGCGCAACTCGCCGCTTACGTAGCTGAAAAGTCTGCTTACCATCACGGTGAAGTAAGTTTGGCCGACACCATTGTCAAACTGGCAAACGACTACACGGGGTCTAATAATATTAATCTTTTGGAGCCATGTGGTCAGTTTGGAACCCGATTGATGGGAGGCAAGGATGCATCTCAGACCCGTTATATCTTTACGAGGTTGTCGAAGGAAACTCGAAATATCTTCGACCAAAAGGATGACGCGATACTCACATACCTTGACGATGATGGGCGTTCGATTGAACCCGAACATTATATGCCTGTTCTACCTATGGTACTTGTTAATGGAACTGAAGGAATTGGAACGGGGTTTTCGTGCTACGTACCACCTTTCAACCCAGAAGATATCAAAGCAAATATCCTCAACTTTACAAATGGTAGAGATATGAAAAAAATGAAACCCTGGTTTCGAGGGTTTAAGGGGTCTATCTTAGAACAAGATGATGATTCATGGATCGCACAAGGTGTATGGAAATGTATTGGGAGGACCGTTAAGGTAACAGATCTCCCACCTGGTAGGTGGACGCAGGATTACAAGGAACATCTCGATACTCTCGTTGAAAAGAAAATCATCAGTGGTTTCACAAATAACAGTACAACAGAGAACGTTGATTTTATCATCCAAGATTACAACGGCAAAGACGCCATCAAGGATCTCAAGCTGCAAAAGACTATCAGATGCTCAAACATGCATTTGTTTCATCCAACAAAGGGTATCTGTAAATACGATTCACCTGGGCAAATTTTGGTTGATTTTATTAAACTTCGCATGGAACATTACAAGAAACGTAAGGCGCATCTCATCGACACAACTAAGAAGAAGGCTGAACTCTGTTCCCACCGAGCACGCTTTGTTAAGATGGTAATCGATGGTGATATAGTTGTATTTAAACGGAAAAAGCAAGATCTAGAAAATGAAATCAGTCGAGTGTTTCCGATGGTTGACAATTCGTACGATTACCTTTTACACATTAAGACCATCGAATACACGGAGGAGAGAGTGAAAGCGTTATTCGGTGAATGGAACAAACTCAGAGAAGAAGTTTGCTTAATTGAAGCTACTGGTTATTTTGAAATGTGGGAAACTGATATTAAAAAATTGTAGACAATAGATAAGTATGGACGTGCAGGGACCCGATCCAGGCGCCACCCTATCTCTCAATGCTATTGGGAAACAGGATACGTACCTACTAAATGATGATCCTAAATATTCACCTTTTAAATATTCATACGATAGACATTCAAATTTTACAAAGTTTCATAGATCGACTACCATTTCTAAACCTAACGACGCGCAAAGTAATTGGCCTTTCGGTGAATCTATAAAGGTCACTTTAAACCCTCGTAATATGGGAGATCTTTTGAGTAATATGTATATTTCTGTTAAATTTCCCGGATTAGCGAGTGGTAGTTTTTGGCTGGCAGATCAATTGGGGAGACATTTAATTAAATCTGTTGTAATGCGTGTAGACGAGTTGGAAGTCGAGACGTATTATGACGATTGGGGTATTATTTATGATCAGATGTATTTGGACGCATCTGAAAAACGTACAAAACGTTTTCTTATAAATAGAAATGGTGCCGAAGATACGTCTATATCAAACCACGAGGCACTCGATCGGAAAGATTCGGATATGTTAATTCCAATACCTTTATTTTTTTCTAGAAAATATGAAGGAGACGAATACGATAGTAATAAACCCAATCGCCCTTATTTCCCAACGTGTGCTATACATAAACAAAAAATAGAGTTTGAAATAAAGTTTCGCCCAAAAACGTTTTTTACAAATTCTAGTCCAGAGGATATAACACTGAATACTTTTGATCTTATAACTGAAGAAATGACCGTATCTGATGAAGAACGTATATTTTTATCAAAGCGAAAACAAATTTTTGTGACGGATATGGTCAAACGCCACCCCGTAGAAGAAACGGAAGTAGGTAGTAAAGTAGTCAGATTGCAACTCGTTCCAAATATACCCGTGAAAACCTTATTCTGGTTTTTACGTGACAAAGACTACGAGGATGAAACGACATCTGGGGGTGGTGAACAACTGGCTGATCAGGCAGCCGCTAACATGCACAATAGGTACAATTTTTCTACGACCACTTTATTTAACGCAACTGGAACTCCCATAGATACACATAATTATCCTATCATCGATAGCGCTAAAATTTTCATTAACGGTGAGGATTTACCAAATTTACCAAATGTGGATCATACGTATTATAAATACGTTGTTCCTTATAATAATAGGTTGTCGCGAACGGAGAGAAATATATACACATATTCCTTCGCGATGAATCCGATTAATGTGGAGCCATCGGGAAGTTTGGATTTCAGTCAGTTAAAGTCGGAAAGAACGGTACTAGAGATTAATTTAAAAACGGGATTAACTAAGACTTACGTGGTCAATTTATATTACGTCGGGTATCAAACGTATACATTCGAAGGTGGATTTATGTCACTTGCTTATTAGATAGTATGTGTTTGTGATCTCGTATATATTCCACAATGTTATTCTTAATACACCACCGGATAAAATTCAGCTGTGCTACAGTCGTATGAATTTTATCATGTGATTCGGGAACGGTATAAATAATCTTTTGAGATCTACAAAATGGATCAAAAAGTTTTTTACTATACCCATCTAGACTAGACTTATATGCACAATGGACACTGAATAGTTTACCATCATTCGTAGTATATGATAAGTTATTCCTTTTAGAATAATTTGTTATGAACCATTCCAAATTTCGAAGTGATATGCCACCACTCTTATCTAGTAATTCTTTTAGTGTACTTCTATTTTCAGATTTTGTGTAAAATGTATTTATAGAGTTTAATAATATATCTGATTTATTCATTTCTATTAAGAGGGTTCCTCTTTCTAAGCCTCTTTTCTTGTTCCTCTCTACAATATAAACACTCTGGATTATTTTCCCAAAGTTCACATATACAACTCGTATTAGGTTGCATATTTATCTGAATGGGTTCGGCAGGTTTAGTCTGTTTCTTATGCATTCCACAATAAAGTTCCCCGTCTGAAACCTTTTTTGTACATAGTTCATTTGTACCCACACAAGTTCCTATGCAATACCCATTTTCACCTAACAATCTATATCTACAAGTTCCGGGAGTTAGGCCTATTGGAAAAGTATCACACATTTTCTTAATGGTTCTTAATTCTGCGCGATATTCGGCATCTTTTACCATGTCCTTGCATGCGGCGACTACCTTTTTTTCACCTACTTCCATATAATATCATGGATTCTTTTTTTTAAATATATCTGCGATGAGAACTTGTTTTTCAGCTTTGGAATTTTTCCTGATAACCTTCTTCTTTTCCTTCTCTCTGGATAATAACTCTCCAAATATCTCAGCTTTGACGTCTTCATACAGGGGTTCTAACAGATCACAAACCGGGTTTAAAAATTTATTTATGAAATAATACGAATAATCTATAGGTAGTTTGTTTTCCTCCGCATATTTTGGTTCTTCGGCTTTCTCAAAAGCTCTCGCTTTGGGATCACCCGTGTCTAGCAATACATACGGAACTCTATCACCTGAGCGAGGTTCTGACCCGGGTCTTCTGTTTCGCATTTTTGTGACGACGCGTACATGTGCCATACTAACATCTTCACTTGTGTACGGAATATGATCCTTTTCAGTCTTAGTCACGGGAACATTAAACCCCTTTACCTTATACGTATCGGAAAGAGACTGACTGAGAATAAGCTTTTCCATGGGAACGTTTCCTTCGAGGAGTTCGACGGCTCTCGTTCTCGCCAAGGCCTTAGGTCCAGAGGTGTCTGAACTCTCTAGAATCCCATCCAAAAGTTCCCTACACACTTCTCTCATATGTGGCGTATTATCTCGACGCACGAGCTGAAGCCCTTTTACGTCTATATAATCCATGTTCATGTTCCCATCTTTACCCTTCGTCCAAAGCTTCGCGGCATACCTTTTCTTACTATACAGGAAATACGGACAATATACCTTCTCAAGCTCGAGGTTATTCGGAGCTTTGAATAGTTTCGTGCATTCAGCTGCAGCGCGCTCACCGAGTTCCCAACTATATTCGATAGCTTCTTTTCCTGTTTTACCTTGAACGTCAAACTCGATCATAACAGAATCCGTATCACCATAACGCACTTTAGATCCTGGAAAATGCTTTTCGACATATTCTTTAGTGTCGTCGATCATCTTTCGACCTTTCATCGTCACGGTAGAAGCTATAGCCACACACGGGAGCATCCCGCGAGAAGCTCCAGTAAAACCATACACGGAGTTCATACTGATTTTGTACGCCAACTGTTTACCATTGTACATGTGCTCAAGGTTTCCCGTAGATTGCGCCATATCCCTTTTAGCCTGCTTTCTGAAAGATTTAAGCTCTGAAAGAATAGTTGGAAGTACGCTGGGGATACCCTGGGCGAACGTATGATTCCCAAAGGTTTCATATTCAATTCCAGGTATGTTTTTATACTTAGGATCTAGTACTAACGATGAATAACATACATTATGTGCCATCATAATAGAAGGATACAGACCTTCAAAATCCAAAGCGGTTATGGGTGTATAATATGCACCAGATTGCGCTTCCAGAACTGTTGCCCCTTCATAGCCAGTCGTGTCCGTATGCCCGTATTCAAAAGTTGGAACCTTGAATCCGAGCTCACGCGCCTTTTTAGTCAATTGACTGAATACCTTAATTTGCTGACCACGCTCCACGAGATAATTCAATGGAACCCAAGTTGCTTTAGCCATCTCCAATAGATTAACGAGGGTACACAAACGTTGTATGAGTCTATGAGGTAGAATAGTATCCTTAATACAATACTCCGCAACCTCTCGCAGTTTAACTGGGTCTCCTTCTTCGAATCGTTTAAACATTTCTTTCGGAGACATGTCGATCTTTTGATCTCCCAGGTACAGCTTCGATACGTTATCAAGTTTATATGAATCTAATTTGTATTCACGCTTAACTTCATGGAAAAGATCAAATATAAATCTTCCAGGCATGTTCACGAGTGTGAGTTCGTTATCACCGAGCGCACTCGAAGAAAGCTTTTTACGAGATAAATTACACGTAAAATTGGAAAGCTTACTGAGTTGATAAAACTTTGGGGGACATTTGGTATACAGCGCTCGTTTCATTATATAGTTTAAATCAAAACCAAAGATATTCCATCCAGTTATGACGTCCACGTCATGAAACGATAAATACTCAGAAAATGCGACGAGCATATCACGTTCCGTGTCAAAACTCTTGATAGTACACTCGGGTAAATTCAAATCCGTAGTCTTGTAGCATAGACAAGTCTTATCGTATACTTCTTCAGACCCAAACTTTAAAAGGGATATGGCGATTTGAAAACACGCATCACCGGGTACTTCAGGATCCGGAAACTTTCCAGTAGAGCTATAACACTCAATATCAACAGAAGCCACCACAAAGGGTGCAGTTTCCGTAGTTTCGTGCGGCTTTAGATCTTTCCAATTCTTACAGAATAAGTCTATATCAACTTTCGCGTAATGCCCTCGTGCACATACATCACTCGTTTCAACCCATCCAGTAGATTGTATACCGGTGCGATGCATGAGTCTCAATACAGGATCCAAATTAGCTTCATATACAAAAGTGAGAGATAGATCTCTCGTCTTCACGCGTTTCATAAACTTAATAGCGTAATTGCTTATAGAACGCCGCTGTTTAAGGTTATGGCAATGTACTTGAAGGAAAATATATTCTTCCCCATTTTGAAATCCCCAGATATCTTTAGCTTTCACCAAGTCCATCTTAACAATTTCTTCAGAAAACATCTTATCTAGAGACTTCCTAACATGTCCCACGTCCACATCCGAAGGAATCTTTACAAAAAAATACGGATTGAATGTCGTGGATACACACACAGACTTGCCCTCGATCGTTTTACCAAACAGGCGGATGTAATGTTCATCATCTTCATCTCGAGAATCCCAGGTCAACACTTGAAAGATCACCATCTTATTTCGTTATAGATCTAAATTTTTAATATCATATATTAATAAATGTCTGCTGCGTTGGTCGATCTTGTATCCAAGGGTGCCCAAGATGTGTACATCACAGGGGACCCCGAAGTTTCATTTTTCCGTCAAAATTTCCGACGCCATACAAATTTTGCGATCAAGCCCGAACGTGTCGATTACATCGGTCAGTTCAATGCTGGTGCCGAAGTCACCATCCCTATCAAGTCCAAGGGTGATCTCTTGAGCTATGTCTGGATCGAGGCTACAGACATTCAAACTGCATTAGGCAACTCTGGTCTTTTTGCAACTGGTCAATCTGCTACCGAGTTTACCCTTCTCATAGGTGGTCAGCAGGTCTGCAAACTCGATTCTTTATTTATCCAGGGTGTTCACAACGTTTTATATAACGATACCTCGGCTAAGGCTTCATGCGCCGTGACCACTTCAGTAGCGTCTGCGAATGCTAAATCAGCTATTGGTGCGAGGGTTGGTTCCGATTATTTCGTTATCCCTTTCTTCTTCAGTGAAGATTGGACTAAGGCTTTGCCTTTGGTTGCTATGCAATATCACGAGGTAGAAATACGAATTAAGTGTAGGTCTGGTTTAGGCAGTCTTGGTGCGGCACCCAAGGTATACGCCAATTACGTCTACCTCGATACAGAGGAGCGTAATAGGCTGATCAACACCGAACAGGAAATTCTTATAACTCAGACACAACACCAAATTATGGATACCAGTAGTTCTGGTACCGTCGATGTTGATCTCACATATTTCAACCACCCTTCCAAGGCTATCCACCTCATATCATCAGCCGCTGATGGTACGGCTTGGGATAACGAACTCAAGTTCGATTCCGCCACACTCTACATTAACGGACAACCCCTTTTCGAAGACCTGTCCGATACGTACCATCATAACGTCGTACCCGAAATGCACTGCACAGTCTTACCTTCCGGTGTTATTGACAGTGTTCCTCTTTTCACATGGCCTTTCTGTATCAAACTAAACGGTTCTCAGCCCAGTGGTAGCTTAAACTTTTCTAGGGTTGATAATTCGAAACTCGTATTAAAGAACCTCACCGTTGCCGGATCTCCGAGCATGCTACGTGTGTATACGGTAAACTACAACATTCTCAGGGTGAAGAATGGTCTAGCAGGTGTAGCATTTGGTAATTAATTAATTATATATTTATCCAGAAGAACCAAATCCACGGGTTCCTCTCTGTGTATCCTTTATTTCTTCAACTTCATCGATCAAAGGTGTTTCACACTTCTCTAAGATGAGCTGCGCAATACGATCACCCTTTTTAATTTCGAACTTTTCACTTCCATGATTAAAAAGGATAACCTTCAATTCACCAGTGTAATCGGGGTCAATAACACCCGCACCAGTTTGTACGCCATGCTTTACAGCGAGGCCGGAACGGGGTGCGATACGTCCGTATACACCCATAGGAATAGTCGCTGCGATTCCGGTGCATACTATACCACGTTGGTACGGAAGAATGTGCATATCTTCGATGCTATACAGATCATACCCAACAGATCCAGGAGATGCGCGCGTAGGAATTAGCGCGTGCTCAGAAAGCTTTTTAATGAGTAGCTTCATATATCTATTGTATGACGTATTTCTTTATGTTTGTAAAGATTCGATAATCTTTTTCGTCTTATCGTACAAACGTTCATTATACCTTTTCGTAAATCCCTTTTTAAGAAAGCCCTCCTCGACGACTGAAGTTTTACGCGATTCGATACTCTCGAGTCGGTTTTTTAGAAAACATAAAAACTTAAATGGTTCATTATTCGACTTGTATCGAACTTTATCGGCATCCATAGCTTTCGTAGCTGCTTTATTACGTGATTCTGAATACATCTGTTCGCGACCTTTATACGACATGCGTGTAGTGGATTCTTCTTTCTTTCCAACCATCTTTATTTATATGACATGACATCTTTATACACTATTATGGAAAACATTTGCGATCCTTCTAGCTTCTTGATCCACATATTCATTATCTGGGTCTCCGTTATGCGCTTTAACCCAAATCCAATCTATATTATCGAATAATTTTGACACAGAATCCATTTGTACCCAAAGTTCTTTATTCTTAACATCGGATCCGGATGATGTTTTCCAATTATTTAATTTCCATTTATGAATCCAACTTTTGATACCATTACGAACGTAAAAGCTATCCGTGTACACAGCGATATTACGAATTCCACATTTATAACATTTACGCAAACCTTCTATTACGGCTGTCATTTCCATTATATTATTAGTAGTTTTAGGTGATCCACCAGTAATTTCAAAAAATCCCAGACACTTAGCTGCCCATCCACCCCTTCCCGGATTACCGAGGCAACTACCATCCGTATACAATCTATTATTCATTTTATTGAATATAGAACGTTTTCTTTAAGATTCGTCGATGACCCGAAGGATTCGCGACGGCATATACCGAAGCCATTATTATATTATCCTGTTAAATTTTTCTTCAATTTTAAAAAGTACGATTTAATACTTTTTAAAGTTGAATTATTAATTAATTTTAATAGCAAATACAAATTTGATTTGTATGCTTAGTTAGAGAAGGCAAGGCCACCCATACCCGATTGGATGCGGAGGACATTGTAGTTGACCGCGAACATGTTGAGGGTCGCGTTAGTGCCAGCGCCGGCGTTAATAGCAACCTGCGCGTTATCAATGCGGGAGAAGTTGCACGTGCCGGTAGGCTGGTGCTCCTCGGGCTTGAGCGCGAAAGAGTAGCTGTACACACCGGGCATGGGGGAACCGGAGTGGTGGTTGTAGGGCTGGACGGCGTTGAAATACTTGGAACCCTGCTCCTTGAACCTGTCCTGGCCGTTGAGAACGAGCTTCATGTCAACCATGTTAGTGCAAGCATCCTCATCCCAAGCGGTAACGTTACCACCGACATTCTGAATCCTGGGGCAGTTGCCAGCATCGGCGCTGACCTGGGCATCGGCGACGAGAGTACCGACGTCAGTGGCCAGCTGAGGCTGACCGGCACCGACGTTCGTGGTGAAGTTCCACAGGTTGTTGAAGGCCTTGGTAGACTGGGAGAGGCACCACACGAGCTCCTTGACGGGGTGGTTGAACGAAAGCCTCTTCTGGTTCGAACCGGAAGAAAGGGTATCAGTTCCAGTGTGCTGAACCTGCTCAATTAGGTATTCGTGGCCCTTCTGGGCAAAACGCCTACGTTCCTCAGTGTCGAGGTAGATGTAATTGGCGTATACCTTGAAAGAGGAAGGCTTGATGTACAAGTCGAAGTCGGAAGTTAAATCGAAATCAAGACGGACTTCATGGTACTGCAGGGCAATTAGTGGGAGGGCGAGTCCAGGATTGCGGTTAAAGAAGAAAATAAGAGGAAGGTATACCTTGGCACCATCGATACCGGTAGTCATCTTACCCCAAGTGGTCTTCTTGGAGGAATCGAGGTAGAGCTCGGAGTAAAGCCTCCACCAGGTCTGGTAGTGCTTGTCAATCCTTTGTCCGCCAATTGATAATTCAACGTCCTTGATCGCACGCTCCGCGACCCACTCGTTGGAGGCGGCGGCGTCAGTGGAAAGAGCAAGATCAATCTCAGACTCCATCTCTACGTACATGTCCGCGACGAGATCACCGTTACGAGCGACGGTGACAGAGACGCGACCGGAGTCAGCGGCAGTACCGTTGATGGTCTGCTCGATGTTCTCCATAGCGAAGTTAGTGTGGCGACGGTAAACCGCCTGAAAGAAAGTAACCTTAGGGTTGCCAGTCAGATAGACATCCTGGGCTCCATAAGCGACGAGTTGCATAAGACCACCGGCCATTTTGTTGTTGTTGTACTATACACCAAGAAAATAATTTCGGGTAAAGTGCGAAAAAATCGTACCGATTTTTCCTGAACATAAATAAATGTCCGATACCGAAACACCAGCTCAGATGGAAATCGATGAAGAAATCACCGATGAAGAAATCACCGATGAAGAAATCACCGATGAAGAGGAAATCGCCGATGAAGAGGAAATCGCCGATGAAGAGGAAGAAGTCGATATGAATGAATACGAATATGATGATGAAGATGATATTGAGCAATACATGACCATGGAAACTTTATTGGGTTCCACACTCATGACAGAAGATGGTGATACTATATGTAGCGCCCTGGTAAACATGGGTCGACAACTCGAAATCCAAAATAAAATTTTAGTCAAACTTTTGACCACCCTCCAAAAATAGTAGCTTAGAAAAATGAAGTATTATAATAGAAATGTCAGAAGCGACACATTTCATTAATGAAAGTGCAGACCCGAACGAAGCGAACCAGGCGCTATGGGCGAACGAAATTAAAACTTTCAATAATGAAAAACTCGTATCCCACCTATCAGAACTCGAAGAGTATTGGGACATATATCACAAAAACGACCCTAAGATTCCCTATCGTCTAGGGTATAATATGTTTTTCTTACCCGACGAACTTGACCAAAAAGGTATGCCCAAAGTCATAGACATAGAACGTGTCGTGACTAAATACGTACAGATCCGTGATCATGTTTGTGAAATATATCACAAAGCCAACGAACTTAAAATGCTGGAAGAATTGGATAAAAATGATCAGGATACAACACTCGCCACTCGTATAAACCGTCTCATCGATCAAGTAGATGATGCGTGGACGATCGTTTTCCGTGCTGCACGTATCATGGAGCGAGTGAATAATCCAACATACGTACCCATTAACCCCGAATCCGATCCTGCTATTTTCCGAATGTCTACTATAAATAAAGTAGACGAATTATCACCTTATCAGCAATCTATCATGCAGTGTCTTAAGCATTTATATTCACATAACATTAGGCGGTACAAGGGGTATTGTTGTGAACAGATCATGACTAAGACTGGTTGCCCTTCCAGAGCTTGGAAGCCTAAACAAAGTATAGGTGAGTTTGTGTATAGTGTCGGTAGAAAGGAAACTTGGTTTGATTTATGGAAGAATCTCACCTCGAGAGGTACTGGCTATAAAGATGTTATAACACATCTCACAAATATAAACGATATGCAGTTTCCCGATATCGTAAAGAATAGACACGTGTGGTCTTTCGATAATGGTGTTTTTGTAGCGAAGAAATGGTCTGATAAAACGGGTTTATACACCGCAGAGTTTTATGATTATGAATCTAAGGAGTTTAAGAGTCTCGATCAGTCTATCGTGAGCTGTAAATATTTCGATCAAGAATTCCCTAATTACAACCACTTCGAGGATTGGTACGATATACCAACTCCACACTTCAAATCAATCTTTGATTACCAACAGTTTGATGAAGATGTTGCGAGATGGATTTATGTCATGTGTGGGCGCTTGTGTTATGATGTGAATGATCTAGATGGATGGCAAGTTATCCCGTTCCTAAAGGGTGTGGCGAGATCCGGTAAATCGACTATCATCACGAAGGTTCTGCGTAAGTTTTATTGCACGGAGGATGTTAAAACACTCTCAAACAATGTTGAAAGGAAATTCGGTCTTTCTGCTATCAAGGATGCTTTCATGTTTATCGCTCCTGAAGTTAAGAACGATTTGGCACTCGAACAAGCAGAGTTTCAGTCTATCGTGAGCGGTGAAGATGTATCTATCGCAGTAAAACACGAGAAGGCACATTCTATGGAATGGAGGACGCCAGGTATTTTGGGGGGTAATGAAGTTCCACATTGGAAGGATAATTCTGGAAGTGTCCTCCGTCGCATTCTCACCGTAAACTTTGGAAAGCAAGTGAAGGATGCAGATCCTACTCTAGAACATAAACTCGAGGCGGAATTGCCTTGCATTTTACAAAAGTGTGTACGCGCGTATCTAGAATATTCACAGAAATACGCTAAGAAGGACATTTGGAACGTCGTACCCAGTTATTTCAAAGATATTCAAAAGCAGATTGCGGGTGCTGTATCCACATTGGAGAATTTTATGCAGTCGCATCATATAAAAATCGATCCCGAGGAGTTCTGTACCGTGACAGAGTTTGTAAAGAAATTCAATACCTATTGCTCGGATAATAACCTCGGTAAACCTAAGTTTGGGTACGATTTCTATATCGGTCCTTTCAGTCAACGCGATATATACGTGAAGCACGACACGCGCCAATATGGTGAAAAGTATATCGTGAATCAACAATTCATTTTCGGATTGGGCCTCGTTGAAGAGAATCCCATGAGTGGAAACATGTTTGGAAACGATGACTAATTTAAAAGGAAAAGACCACGTGTAGGTATGGAATGCCCGCGAGAGGTTTTTTTAAGAAATCTTAGAACCAAAAAAGGTGTTGACGTAGATACGATTAACCCAGATCATTACGATATAGATATTCGTGGAAAAATAGCAGATCTCATGTATGTGATCATATGTAATTATATTCGTCAAACGAGGAACGAAGAAAATCAATACGGGATAGGAAAAATGGAAGAAGCATATTTTTGCACATCAGATTTTGTCACTACAGAAGATGCAGAAAAATGGATAGAAATGAATAGAGACCCAGATGATTTAAATCTCATAGTTTATATTTACGATAATTTAAAAAAAATGGAATCTTGTCAGCATAAAAGAAGCTTACTTTACTTAACTAACATGTTATACTTTTATTTATAAGTTTGTGTGGTTCAGATACCTGCTTTAAGTGTTTCGCATGGTACGAAAAGTCGTAGGGTGTAAATAGACCCTTTATTTTACCAGATACAGCGAATGCTTCATATTCATGGGACACACCCGTACACACAGAAACGAACTCTAAACGAAGCAATCTATCTTCCAACATCATAAACTCTTTAAGAGATTCGGGGGACGCGCCATCTTTCTTTATTTTTTCATACATCTCTTTCGATTGTCCATTGGATATATGAAAAAACGACGTTTTATACCCTAGAACACCCACCTCTTTATTGGCCTGATTCCTGGAAATGAATAAAATTAAGAGTACCAATATTAACAATACTGGTATCATTTAATACTTGTCAATAATTTATTTAATCTGCATTTGAAGGAAATGAACGACCCGGACCCCAGATAATACGAACCGCTCCATTCCCCCCGTCCGCCCCATTTCCGGAATCGTACAACCCATGACATGAACCAGCACCACCACCGTAAAGACCTCCAGAACCCCCTTTTGCGGTTTTTGAAAGTTCCGATCCCAAATTACCCCGATTACCACCCGAACCACCACCACCCGCAACATTTACATCTACTTGACTTTTTGCATCGGTGCGGTCAAACTGATCGCGGGTGGAGATTGTCCATGGCTGATTCAAACCAGCGGCACCATCCGATTTCTCACCATAGAGACCGACCCCACCACCACCGGCACCACCATAGGAGTCTGTGTTGCCGTGGAGGACCAGTCGTGCCCCACCACCACCACCACCACCCCCAGACCCAGCGGTAGCATCGACTAAAGTATATTTTGGGTCCCCGCGTGTGCCAGTCTTGAGAGAACCAGCCCCTTTACCCCCCGCACCACTGTACCCACCGGCACCTCCCCCTCCTGATGACATAAAGTCAGTTCCGTTGTCGCGTTTTTTATAGGAAGAGCTACCTTCACATTTCCCACCAGTCCCTCCACCGTCGTATGTACCACTCGGAGCCCCACCTGCAGGTCGTTGCTTGTCAATGTCCCTCTGCTTCGTCCAGTCGGTACTCTTCCCACCCCCATGTTGTCCTCCAGTTGCTGATGTGTTCATGAAAGTAGAAGTACCACCATTTGAAGAAGATATTGTCCCAGCTTCAGCTTGTTTTTGCCGATTTTTCCCCCCACCAGTGTAACCGGCCCCACCAGCTCCTACTGTAACAGTGTACGAAGATCCAGGAACAACATCTATGTCATTTTTATATGCGAGTCCACCTCCAGCCCCACCTTGCCCTCCCTGGTGATGCTCCCCCTTACCAGAAGCCCCCCCACCACCTACACATACCACACAAACACTGGTAACACCCTCAGGGGCCCGCCACGTAGATGTACCAGAGGTGGTAAAAATTTGTTCTCCCGAAAGACACGCATCATCAGGTCTTGGTTCTTCATTTGTGGATTGACACCCTTCAAGTCCCGGGCGCGTCCATTTTCTTTGCCCGTTTTCACACGACCCCGACGTCCATGGTCCTAATAAATTTTCGGCACAACATGCAACATCATCTATTTGATCTTCATTTATAGATTGACACCCTTCATTTCCCGGTCGTGTACGTTTTCTTTTCCCATTTTCACACGACCCCGACGTCCATTCTCCTAAGAAATAATCGGCGCAACATGCATCATTATATTCAAACTTTTCGTTAGATTCATCACACCCGCTTATACCTGTTCGGTTAAATTTGAATTTCCATACACCTTCTTCATCTTGGAAACATTTGTTGCCAACCTCCCCGTCCCGCTCCTCGAAAACCTGTTCCCATTCTCCAACGAAATCTTCTTCACAACAATCCCTTTCCCCTTCACCCCCACATGAGAGCCATTTACCTGTAGGTATAGAGAAATCTACGTCAAAAAAAAAATTTTTCGCCTCTTCAGAGGTTATTTCGTCCATCGTTATGTAGAATAATTTTTCTTGTAAAGGACCTTGCTTGTATGTTTTGAAAGTTGCAGTTTTGTCTAAATATTCTGTATTCTCATAATCCGCAGTCGAACTTTTTGATAAAAGGTAAAGCTTAGCGCCGTCGGCACCTTCTTTATGTTTTATTCTATAAAGTGGATCGGTAATTTCGGTACCTTCAAGCTTAAATGCCTTACCATCGGTACCAAATGGAGACATATAAATTTTATTTTCGATTCCAAAATTAAGCCGACCTTCGTGATCATAAATATACACATGTTTCTTATTTGTAGTGGCTTCAGCTGATGGTATATCCATTCCCATAGATTGTAAAACTAAATCGAGTTCCCCACCGGACTGGTCTAACCCTACAGAAAGATCCGATTTTGATACTGCGACCTCTGCCTGGGTTCCGGTATCACTTTTTTCTGGAGTTGTATAATTTATAGAAAAATTGTGAGTTCCCTTGACATTTTCACCCTCCAACGATTGAAACGTTAATTCTATACCTTCATTATTTTCCCATTTCTCACTCGGCACGGCGATCGTTTGATCCTCACCTTCATCCGCTCGTTTACGTGTAATACTAAGCGCAGTTAGAACTTCAGATCCTCCTGTTATCTTCATTGAATACTTAAAACTAGTTCCCACTGACATGGCAATAAAATCACCCGCTGTATACCTTTCCGTAAACCAAGGTTTGTAACTCTCAGTCTTGGATAATTGTACACGCATGACTTCAAATGTAGGGGTCTTTGGTTCACCATCTCCTGAATCTTTCTTTTTCTTTTTCTTATTAGAAGTAGTTATGTATATAACAATGCCGATGATGATCATGGCGAAAAATAGTACGATCACATATTTTTCATTCATCGTCGCTTATAGTAGTAAAATAATTTATTTAATCTGCATTTAAAGGCGTCATAGCGCAAAAGTTTATGACATCTTTTGGTATGAAATTCTCAACCATTCGGGATCAAACCAAAAATTTTCATATTTTTCTAAAAATGGTTTCCCTAGGTTTCCTTCAGACTCACTTCCACCGTATACTCCAAAACCCCATCCTAATTCACATTGTTCATCACTATATACAGCACCTCTGTCATAGTTACTCTTGAATTTGGCCGTCATGTACCCATCCTCCATCATCGAGTTTATATAAAAATAAGCTGTTTCTCCAGCAGATACGTCTTCAGAAACACTTAATGTTGTATCTGACCAATTACCACCTGAAGGTAATGCTTCCCCAATAAAGGTCCAATCTTCTTCGTTTGAGTTTATAGTGTTGTTGGTCGGCTTAGCGTTAGGGTCATTGCGGCACGACCAAAAGGAATCCGAGCACCAACTTCTAAGTCGCGAGCGACCAGGCTTCAGACGATACATGGCTACTCTCCCGTCATCCGTTTCTTTGGTTTGCCCGTCCGGGTCAGTATGCTTCGACAAACAGGATATACATTTTATCCTGATATCTGTTTTTGCCTTAACCCCGAATATATACCCACCCATAACGAGCAAGTATTTGCGCTGCGTGAGCCAACTCCCATTTGATATAGTGTCACCAATAGTTAATGGTCCCGAACAAGCCTCCGGAGCAGGAGCAGAACTTCCCACGTTTTCAGCTAGATCCAAAAAAAAATTGTCCGCAGCGGTCGCCGAATTTGCATCTGCTGTTATATAGAATAATTTATTGTTTACTTCACCATCCGTAAACTTCTTTTTGGATTTATCTGTGCTTAAATATTCGGTATCTGTAAAATTAGCATTTTCAGAAAGTGCCAATAAATATCCTCCTCTATATTTTACTCTATAAAGTGTATCGGGTAGCAGCTGACCCGTATCACCTTCTAGTTTAAAACCTTTACCATTTGTACCCTCTACGGGGGACATATACACGGAACCCTCTGCATTAAAATTTACAACTTTTTCAGAATCATAAATATATATTTCTTCCCTTTCTGCTGAAAAGGCAACGTTTATATCACCCGTTTCTACGGGAACCATTTCTAATTCTTCTGACCCTCCACTCTCCAATTTTACAGATAATAGATTTTCTGTAATATTAATTGTATGAGGTCTATTTCTAGTCACATTATCATCCGGGGTTGTGTAGTTTATAGAAAACTCGTGTTCACCTTTAGCGTTTTCACCCGCTTGTACTGAAAAATCTACATCGATATCCCGGGCCTTCACCCAATCAGATTCTGGTACTTCTTCAATTTGATCGGAACCCCCATCCGCACGTTTACGTGTAATACTAAGATTTTGGAGTAGATCCACGCCTCCGTTTATTCTGAATTTATACGTGAACTTGGCTCCTTGCGACATAGCTACGTATTCATCCGCTGTATACCTTTCCGTAAACCAGGGTTTGTAATTCTCAGTCTTAGATACCGTTACACCTACGACTTCAAATGCGAGGGTCTCGGGTTTATCATCCTCTGAATCTTTTTCATGTTTAGAGTTGGTGTATATAACAACACCGACGATGATCATGGCGAAAAATAATATGATGATAAAATTTTTGTTCATCGTCGCTTATAGTATAGTAGCAAAATATTTAGAGAATTCATTCGTGTAAGATACATAAATGTCTAAAGCAATTGGTATTGATCTTGGAACAACGTATTCTTGTGTCGGCGTCTGGCAAAATGATCGCGTCGAAATTATAGCGAATGATCAAGGTAATCGGACGACTCCATCCTATGTCGCGTTTACGGACAGTGAGCGCCTGGTAGGTGATTCAGCTAAAAATCAAACAGCTATGAATCCGACGAACACCGTTTTCGATGCGAAACGTCTCATTGGTCGTAAATTTTCAGATTCCAAAGTTCAGGAAGATATCAAAGATTGGCCGTTTAAGGTTGTTTCCGGTCAAGGTGATAAACCCATCATCGAGGTTGATTTCAAGGGTGATAAGAAACGTTTTGAACCTGAAGAAATCTCTTCTATGGTTCTGGTGAAAATGAAGGAGATCGCCGAAATGTACATGGGAACGGATGTTAAAGATGCTGTGGTGACAGTTCCAGCCTATTTTAATGATTCACAGCGTCAGGCTACGAAAGATGCGATGGTCATCGCGGGTATGAATTGTCTTCGTATTATTAACGAGCCCACAGCCGCTGCTATAGCGTATGGGTTGGATAAAAATAAGAATGACGATACGAACGTTCTCATATTCGACCTCGGAGGAGGTACGTTTGATGTATCACTTCTTAACATAGAAGATGGTATTTTCGAAGTCAAAGCTACCGCTGGTGATACACATCTCGGTGGTGAAGATTTCGATGCGCGTCTTTTGCGCCATTTCCTAGATGAATTTAAGCGTAAGCATAAGAAAGATTTTTCCGGAAACCCCAGAGCTTTACGTAGACTTAGAACCGCGTGTGAGCGTGCGAAGCGTACTCTCTCATCTACGGCTCAAACGACTATTGAAATTGATTCATTGTATGATGGTATAGATTTTTACACGTCCATAACTCGCGCTCGTTTCGAAGAACTAAACATAGATCTTTTCCGAAAGTGTATGCAACCCGTGGAACAAGTCCTTCGCGATTCTAAAGTGGATAAGTCTAAGGTTGATGAGGTAGTACTCGTAGGAGGTTCTACGCGGATTCCCAAAATTCAACAGATGCTTTCCAGTTTTTTCAATGGTAAAGAACTTAATAAATCAATCAATCCAGATGAAGCTGTAGCTTACGGAGCCGCCGTACAAGCGGCTATTCTTTCCGGTGTAGATAACAGCACCGTTCAAGATCTTCTACTACTCGATGTCGCACCCGTTTCCCTAGGTCTGGAAACCTCGGGAGGTGTCATGACTAAAATTGTGGATAGGAATACAACGATTCCAACTAAGAAGGAACAGATTTTTTCAACATATTCTGATAACCAAACATCCGTCACTATCCAAGTATACGAAGGTGAACGCGCTCGTGCGCAAGATAACCATTTACTCGGTAAATTCGATTTGGGTGGTATTCCTTCCGCGCCCAGGGGTGTTCCACAGATTAACGTAGCGTTCGATATCGACGCGAATGGAATTCTAAACGTCACCGCGGAAGATAAAGCGTCGGGTAAGAGTGAAAAGATCGTCATCACCAACGATAAGGGTCGCCTTTCGAAAGATGATATCGAGCGTATGGTTAATGACGCAGAAACGTACAAGGATGAAGATGATAAGTATAGAGTGAAGGTGGAAGCGATCAATAACTTCGAGGCTAACGTCTTTGGAGTCAAGAGTATGATAGATAAGCTAGGCGATGAAGATAAAGTGCGCGTAGAAGAAAAGGTTAATGAAGCTATAGCGTGGATAGATAACAATAGATCCGCGGAAATAGATGAAATTGAACACCAACAGAAAGAGTTTAGGGAATTTGTAGATCCGATTATGCAGTCCGAAGAAAAGGGTCCCGTCATAGATGAGATGGATTAAAACCTAAGTCATTTAGAGAAATAGTACTTTTTAATAAAGAAATGGATATCCACAAGGTATTCGACAAAATTCACGACCAAATTGAAAATCACAAAAATGATGAACATGTCGAAATAGAAATGCGTCTCGGAAAATTTAACGGAAAAATGTTCGACACAAATGTCGGTAAAGATAACTTTGATAAAGTCATGACCGGTCTCCAAAAGTATAATCAATGGGAACAAGTTGTGTTGTCCGATCAAGAGGTATTTTATAGAGAACGCGACAACACTCGAATCACCGTAGATGATAATACAGGTGATGAAACCATCATAAAAAAGGAACGTGTGAAGAATGAAGATTTCAAAAGGCTCAAAAATTCACCTTATGATTTACGTATAAGTATTTCTAAGGAATTACCCATTCAAGATCTACAAGATCGTGAGATGGACAAGAAGAAGACAAAGACACGTGTATCGTTTATTCGTAAGAATCTTTCTATCGATATGACTAAGTGTACGGGAGACATGCATGATATGGACGCAGAAGATCCTGTCACCTACCAGATCGAACTGGAAATTGTCGATCCTGTTAGAGTTCAAACCAAGGATGAGCTGTTCAACATACTCCATAAAGTGAAAGACGTTATTAGTATTTTAGGAAACGCAAAGTAATATGACAATTTAAAGATTAAACTATATACAAAGTAATGCACGGTTTCTATAATAATGGAAACACGTGTTATTTTAACTCAGCTCTACAATGTGTGTTGAGAATACACGATCTCTCCTCACATATTTTACGAAATAATTATGAAAAAGAATGCACATTCACTAAACTCTATAAAGAACTTGTAGGTATTTATTTCAATAAAGAAAACTTTCTTAAAATTAACATTGAACCTTTACTTCACACGTTTCAAGAGAAATTTCCCAGATTCAAATCCCTGTACCCACACGACTCTCAAGATGCTCTATTTTGTATAATCGACATACTCGAGCAAACGTACCCGTTTACAAAAACGCTCGTGTACGGTAAAAAAACGCAAACTACTATATGCCCCTCGGGAACCACGACACTAGACGAACCATTTTCTGTTTTACTTCTTAACGGAGATAAGCCTAAAGTGAGTGAAATGATGTCAACCTCTGAAAAATGGAATGTTCTTGATAATTACGTAGATAACGCCGGGGTTGTACATAACGTATCGACGACGCGTGATGTTATATCGGAGTATCCTAAGGTGTTATTTATTTCATTCGACAAAAAGGTAGACGTTGTGGCAGATGAAATAAATAATTACGAACTTTGTGGGAGTATTTTGCATCACGGAAATCAGTTTGGTGGTCATTACAATTCTATGATTAAACTATCTGATAATTGGTTCATGCAAGATGATGAAATCGTTACTAAACTCGACTTCAAAGAAAAGGCGCCACACCACGTACTCATGTACATTTTAAAAAGTCGCTCATAATTATACCTTCTTTTATGTTGACCAGTGTCCTATAAAAAGTTCTCCTACTATTCGGAAAGGTTTTATCATACCTCCGCATAATAGGCTTCCACCACATTGGACTATCGTTCAACATGTATTGACACTCGATAATGGAATCTTCTTGAACATCTATATGTTCGGGAACTTGATAGGTGTGGATCTCGGATTCAAACATAAGTTTTCCCCTTTCTTGTACGTACAGTTTCCACGTATCACCCTTTCGTTTAAATTGAAAATCGATCGTATTCTTATCCTTTGGTTTCCATTTGAACATGGTTTCGTGGGTACCCTTTTGAACTGGGTCTTTAACTGGTGTGAAAATCAATCCATCAATTTCCTGTTCAACCGTTGGTAAATATTCGTTCATGAACTTTTCAAATTCTGCCATCACGTGGAACGTTTTAATTTTGAATTTTATGGGATCGTATTTTAGCACGGTTAACATTTTTTGCAGTTCTTCCATATGTTTTAATCGATCGATCATATCATTTTCTCCAATTTTTGAACCTCGAACCATCATACAATCGTATGCCATGAATGTATCTTTATACAATTCACCTTCGATTATGGTTCCGTCGTATATAGGTTTACGAAAATTTAAAGGGCATGTGTAGACGTCGAGTGCTCGATTAATCAAAACGCACGTCTTTTTGTTGTTGTACATGAAGGCCAATAACATGAATCGTAAACCGTCAGTTTTTTCACACACGAGATACTCGTTTGAACTCAATATATCAAAGTGTCTGTATTCTATAGACACTGGCTGAGCCCCCGGAAAAAACCCTTTTACTTTCCATGCACGTTCCATGAACGAAATCGCATATGTGTAAAGAGGATCGTCTCTATTTACAGATAGACGTTGCATTATATCTTATATTTTAGGGTTAATCTTTAAGTTGCTTTAACACCGGCTGAGTTGAGTAAATTACTTATGCACTCGTGGGTGTATGTAAATGTTAGTCGAGCACCGGTGAATGCGATAATTCTCGCACCAGATTCTTTTAATTTTTCAAACATGACGTTCGACTTAGGGTAAATTTTATGATTTCCGGTTCTCTTATCTTTCACACATTTGTATACATTTTTACAAATCATCATCCAAGCCCTAGCAGAAGATTCGTTGACTTTATACATACTCTCTGAAATTTTAGGGCCTACGTCGGTATCGAAGTTTAGACCCATCTGATTAGTCGGTTCAGACGATTTAGATTGGACTTTTTCTTTAAACATTTCCCAATCGATCCCTTCATTGACACCTGGAAATACGAGGACGTCTAACCCCGTATACTCTTCTACTACTTTATCGAGTGATCCAGGGTCTATCCCCACACCAAAGTCTATAAAGAATATCCTATCAAAAGATTTAATACAATTGCTTATCATGTCAGACTTTTCAAAGGGGTCATCATTCACAAAAATAAGTTTGTTCGAATATCCCTTTTGAATACACCTAATATTTAACTGAAGAATAGCATGAAGAGTCTTTACGTGGCAAGACTTACCACGAGTTGTTATGATAGTAGCAATGTTCATGAGAAATTATAGTTTCTAAGCCTTAAGCCTTTCATCTAGAGATCCAGTAAAAGGGAGATTACCCACATGCCCCAATGATGTTTGACAATCTGCGAAAATTTGACCATCCATCTGTTGCCATCGGCGACAGAAAGCGTAATCTTCGGATAAATACCTTCTAGACTCTGGGTCTATCATACAATCAAATAAAGCGCAATATTCATCAAAGTCTCTATTTTGGTGATCGTTTTTACAATTAAGAGTAGACCCATAATGCTCGTGCATTCTGGTGAGAGCTTCTCTAGAAATCATCATAAATCCCGTGGGTCCATCCAACACTTCAACAAATCCATTAACTACGGAACGTCGCTTAGCGCCTATGTTAGCGACCAAGCTGGCGGACATCATGTTCATATCACGCTCGTCTCCATTTTCAATACCTTCTTTCACTTGATCCCACATGACAACCTTTTTAGGATAAATAGCAACGGATACGTCGTGTCCAGATTTTATAAGGCGAACCACGGATACTGGATCAAAGTGTACATCCGCATCTATAAACATAAAATAATCGGCGTCTGTTTTTTGCATAAATCTACCTATGGATACATTTCGAGCACGATGAACCAAACTTTCGTTCTCAGTCGTGTCTAACATTAACTGAATACCTTCTTTCATTAAAAGAATCTGAAGGTTAATAATACTCGACATGTACTTTTCCAAGCACATACCCCCATAGCAAGGGGTACTTAAAAATAGTTTAGTCATACTACATTAATATTACACTTTATCCTCTAAATAACGTTTAACTATGAGTATAATCTTATTAAGTGTGGGAATGGATACTGAACATTTATCGGAAATAATACTCTTTGAGTACTTCTTTTCCAATACCATAAAAATAATGGCAGTGGCCACACTATTAGGAGATTTACTCATCAACTCTACACATTCCTCCAAGGCTGTACACATTTTATTACACGCAAGCCTTTCTTCGCGAGAGACCTCAAATGAATTCAATAAACGTTGCATGACGTTATATGGCTTTGTAACGTAATTTTTATCAGTAGCCTCATCTTTGATCGTATCTTTAAAAATCTGAGCCGTGCGACTTATATCCTTACTCTGAATACCAAACATGTTCGCGATATCTTTCGTTGTACGAGGGACCTGTGCGATTCTACAAGCATATAAAACACAATTAGCTTTTATACCCGATCGAACAGCTCCACGCGTAAGCTTAGATTCGTTGAATTTTTTATAAAATGTTTTTGCATCCCTAAGAATACAATCTGGTAAAGATACACAAGCTTCATCAATGTCTTTGTACGCATGGTACAATGAACGATCTTTATGATTCATAGAGCTATGAAAATTTATTTTGGCCATTCTTTTCAATTCATATGATGGTCTCCCTTTTGTTGATATCAACGTCCCTTTACCCCACGCGTAGGAAAAGAGTTCCTGATTTGCGACGGGTACCGTACACCTAGCTGGATCGTTTACACGTCCATCGTCGGTGACACCACTCGTCCACTCAGCAGTATCATCTATATAAATAGAATCAACTATACCACATTCGGAACATACCATCCCTTCACGTGTCAATATCTTAGTTCCTGAGCAGGAACTGCATAATCTATTATCAACTGGCTTGATTGTTGGTTTTTGTTTAAGGCGATCAAGATCAGCCCAAATAGTAGCCAGTATTTCTGTATCCATTACGATGTATTATTAAATTTATCTAGCTTTTTTCCGCACTTAAGTTAAAAATTCACATTATCTACTTGATTTTTAGTACGTTCTTCAATTTTATTAATCAGTTCCTTGAATTTCAAAGATCCTGGGCTGGAAGGCTTCCACTCGTCCCATTCTTTATCTACAAGTTCATGGTCGGGTGGTAAAGACACGTTGCCATCTATTTCGCTATCAGAAACGACGAAACCTTCCAAGTCTGTATCTTCATCAGTTTGATCATATATATAACTATCTTCATCTTCTACATCTATCTCGCTGTAGTATGCGTACATATCGTCACCTAGACGTTTCATTTCAATATCTTCAAAAGTGGCTTCCCCCGTGTGATGTTCCATGACACTTTCATACGGAGCGGGCAACATCTCTTCATTCATCTTATACACACACGCCGACTTGTAAAAGGATTCTGTCGCATTGAGATACTTAATACCTAACGTCGATCCAGTATTCATACCAACAACACCATACATTTCATCCTCAACACCATCCTCATTCACAAAAATTTTTACTAAATCACCAGGCTGAATTTCCGAAAATACAATCATATCTAAAGATTTCAGACAAAAAATATTTACAGCTATTAACACACGGTATGGGAGTGGAAATTCTTTCTAAAGCGGATTGTAAATATTGCGAACACGCTGAATCTTTATGTAAAAACCTTAATTTGGAGTACTCTAAAACGATTGTAGATAAAGAAACCCTGAAAAAACGTTGCGGGGTTGGAGCATCCACGTACCCACAAGTATTCGTTAATGGATCTCTCGTGGGTGATTATTTTAAATTTGAAGAATTCATAGAAGAAGCGGAGCCAATGCTTTTACCTACTATGAGTAGGTTTACCATTTTCCCGATAGAACATGATAATCTATGGGCCCTGTATAAAAAGGCGCAAATGTCTAACTGGACAGCCGAAGAAGTTGATGTATCGAAGGACATGGACGATTGGAAAAACTTGAGTGAAAACGAACGCCATTTCATAAAATACGTCCTGGCATTTTTTGCGGGATCGGACGGTATTGTTTTTGAAAATTTAAATAATAATTTTGCCGACGAAGTTCAAATTACCGAAGCTCGTTCTTTCTATGCATATCAGTGTCACAATGAGATGATACATGGAGAAACGTATAGCAAACTGATAGACAAATATATAAAAGATTCAGCTGAAAAAAGAAAGCTTTTTGAAGCCATAACAACCATCCCATCCATAAAAAGCAAAGCTGATTGGGCTATGAAATGGTTTGACAAGGATAGACCATTTTGTGAGCGCCTTTTAGCTTTCGCGTGTGTTGAAGGTATTTTCTTTTCCGGGAGTTTTTGTGCTATATTCTGGCTCAAGAAACGTGGAATGTTACCGGGTCTTTGTTTTAGCAACGAACTCATAAGTAGGGATGAAGGATTACATCTCGAGTTTGCCATAGAACTTTTTAAGATGTTGAAAAATAAACCTAACCAGGATATCGTTTACGATATAGTCCGTGAAGCCGTAGAAATTGAAAAATCTTTCATAATCGAAGCTTTGCCGTGTAGTTTAATTGGTATGAATTCTGATAAGATGTCGAATTATATCGAATACGTATCTGATCGTATGTTAAAGCAAGCGGGGTTCAATAAAATCTGGAACACTCAAAATCCCTTTGATTTTATGGAAAATATTTCCCTAGATGGTAAGACTAATTTTTTTGAAAAACGTGTAGGTGATTACGGTAAGATCGATGAAACTACCGAACTCGCATTCGACGAAGA